TGCGCTTGACCGTGGCGCTTTCAAGATCACTGCAACAGAGTCGCGTGATGGGTACGAGCTTTCCATTTTGCCGAACGACATCCCATCGACTTGGGAGACTGCGCCTCGTGGCGGAACAATTTTTGATCCAAAGGTTTTCACGGTTGATCCTGAGTTCGGTCGAGCCACGCCGCTGGATCGAGACTCGATCATGGGTCCCACGGGGAAAGAAGAAGGGTTTCTGTTTCGTGGCATGAGCCATGAGGAGTACCAGAAGGCAGTGACCGATGGCTTCGTGCAATCAAGAGGCTCGTACAACCTGGGGTCTGACCAAGAAGGACTGACCTACTTCTCAAAAGACATCGGACAGGCCGCAGCCTACGCATCTGGCTTTGCTCCTTGGGAGTTCAAGCCGACCGTGACGCGCCCCGCTGTCATCGTGAAGATCAAAGACCCCGGCGATCATGTTGCCGTGGCTGGAACAGGAGACGATGAAGTTGGCTTGCGAGGTCGCATTCCTTTTTCTCAGGTTACTGGCATCCGGTTGGGCAACCCCGCTGCATTCACCCCGGGGTGGATGGAGATTCGAGAGGACAAGTGGTCCACGTACAAGTTCAAGGCAGGCAGCTCGGTCGGGCTCAGTGTCAGCGTTGTTTGGTCGGGTGAGAAGAAGGTAAAGGCTCTTGGTGACCTTCTGCGCATCAAGTACAGCGAGGATCAGGAACGTGACGATCACGGTCGCTTCAGTGGTCCCGGTGGCGGGGACGATGCTGGGGGAAGCGATTCCCTCACAGCGCGTCACGAGTTCGGTGTCGCGTGGCATGAAGCCAACCAGGGTGCGTTGGCGGAACTTCACAAAGCTCCCACATCAGAGTCGGTCGATGATGTGAAAGCAGGGTTTCACCGTGAAGGACTCGAACTCAAGGAAACGTCACCTCTTTCGGATCAGGCACACGTCGAAGCGATGAGGGGATGTTTGGATGCGGTGCATGCCTTGAACACCGATTTTCCAGGGATAGTGGGTGAGTTGTCCACGGCGGGAGTCGTGTTGTCCGTAGAGTCTCTTTATGACCGCCCCGACACGACGATGCGGGCTGTGTATGGAGATACGAATCTCATTGACGGTTCTCCTCGTATTGGTTTCAACACCTACTTTGATTCGCTGGGTGGTTCTTGGGGGGAGCATGCGATTAGTGGACAGGTCTTCTTGGAGACCCTAGAGAAAGAGAAAGACGTGGCGAAGGCTCTTCAGGCCGCATACAAGGCAACCATGCTGCATGAGGTGGCACACATGGTAGATCGCGCTTCGCAGAACAAGCTCGCTGCCAAGTGGGAGAAGACGGCTCAGAAGGAGGCAAAGTGGCAACGAATTCCTTTCGAAAGTTTTGTGCGCGAGCAAATCAGTCCGAGAGCGATGATGAATACGAGGGAAGGCTTCGCGGAAACAGCGTCGAAGGTCTTGCTGGGGCAGAAGGTGCCTGACCGTTTCAAGTGGATCAAGGACGCTTTTGCAAAGGCGGGGGCGCACCCCATGAACCTTACTCGTAGACCACCTTCTGCAAGGGTCACGGAGTGGGTGCCGCCTGCGATGAGGGCAGTGGGCGACTTGCTACGCAAGGCCGATGACGATGAGACGGTGGACGACATTGAATTTGACTTCAGCCTTCTCACCCAGGGGCCGAAGGTCATCATCGAGGATTGAAGCTATGAACAAAATCTCGACGCGCATCGACGCGATTACCGGCATCCCGCTGGCGTATCGGAACGAATTCATTCCGGTGCCGAAGTCTTGCAAGATAGAGGTCACGTCGAGTTGCAACTACCGCTGCCTGCACTGTGTTAGGGCAATCCGGGAAGAGACGCTGGGGGACATGGATCGTGAACTGTTCTCCCGCCTCATCCGTGAGCTTCGGGACGCGGGTGTGGAGGAGTTGGGCTTGTTCTACATTGGTGAAAGTTTTGTCACTAAGTGGTTGCCCGAGGCAATCAAGGAAGCCAAACACGTGGGCTTTCCCTACGTGTTCCTGACCACCAACGGAAGCGCCTCCACTCCGGGGCGTGTTCGGGACTGCATGGAAGCGGGGCTCGACTCACTGAAGTTCTCGGTGAATTTTCCAGACGCTCAGAACCTTGAAGCGATAGCGCAGGTCAATCCGCAGTATTGGCAGCGCATGGTGAACAACCTCAAGGCAGCGCGTGCGGTGCGTGATGGTGGCAAGTTCAAGTGTGGGCTCTATGCCAGCAGCATCGCCTTCGACGGTGAGCAGGGCAAGAAGATGGAAGCGCTGGTCGAGGAAATCCGGCCCTTCGTCGATGAACATTATTGGTTGCCCCTGTACGGCATGAGCGGTGCGAGCAAGGCGGCGGGATGGAAGCCCCAGGCAGGTAACCCGGGCAGGCTCGACAAGATGCGCGACCCGTTGCCTTGCTGGGCAGTGTTCACTGAGGCTCACATCACGGTCGATGGGATGCTGGCGGCGTGTTGCTTCGGCAAAGGGCTCGACGGCGACTTGATCATGGCGGACCTCACCCAGGTCAGCTTCAAGGATGGGTGGAACTCCGAAGCGTATCGCACGCTGCGGAAGGCACATCTCAACAAAGACGTGATGGGCACGGCCTGTGCGGCGTGCATGACAGGATGAAAATTGTCAGTGCCTATACGCCGATCCCGATCAACGAAAGCGTGAGCCCCACCGACTTTCACAAGGAGTTGGCGCTGGCAGGGTTTGATTGGTTGGATGCGTTGCAGATGTTGAAGTCTTCGGCGCAGTGTCGGGCAGGGGTCGAGACGTTCGCGATCACGGATGTGAACCTGCCCTTCCCCCACTACCGCTACGCAACGACAGAAAAGAAGTTGATGCTGTGGGTGTTGGAGGTGTCGCTGATGTACTTGGCATCTGACGACTTCGATCAGAACACCGTGTTCATTGCCCCCGACAGTCTTGTCTTGAAGCCTCTGGACGTGTTTGGCGACTTCGACATCGCGGTGACGTGGCGGGGTCCGAAGTTTCCATGGGATGGAGAATTTCCGTCGAGCGCGTTGATGAATGGTTTGCAATGGTGGGCTGTTGCTGGCAAGAAGCGGTTGGTTGCTCTGTATGAACAAGCGCTCGACATTGCACGATCTCTTCCTGAAGCGGATCAGGATTGGGGTGCCGACACTATCCCCCTGGTGCGCTTGCTGGGGCCGTTCGAGCCCGGCTTGTCTGATCGCAGGGGGTTGGCTTTGCGTGTCCTCCCATTCGGTGCATTGCTGACGATAGGGGAACACCGAAGGAACGAGAAGGAACCGTCCTCTGCTTTGGTTGTCGATTTCAAGTACCGGAACAAACTCCACATGCGTGAATACTACGGAGCGCACTTCACATGAAGTTCACAAAGGGTTGGGCGTTTCCGGACGTAGACGAGTTTATGTCCAAGAACCTCCCGGATGACGGTCGTTATCAGGGGGATCACTTAGACGCTGCGTTGCGTTATGTGCGTGGGTGGTCTACAGCAGTGGATGGGGGCGCGCATGTCGGCACTTGGTCATTCACGATGGCGGGCAGGTTTGCTTCGGTGATTGCCTTCGAGCCGAGCACCGACACGTTCGAGTGCTTGGTTCATAACCTGCGCGAGCGGGAAGTGAAGAATGTAGACACGCGAAACCAAGCGCTTGGTGCTGCCCCCGGGAAGGTCAGCATGACGCTTGAGGGATACGAGCGTGGCTTTCAGGCTTCTGCGGCGGCGTTGAAGACTGCTGCTACGAACACGGGGGCTCGATTCACAGTACCCGGAGGAACCATTGACAGAGTGACGCTCGACTCCTTGGAGCTTCAGTCGCTGGACTTCTTCAAGTTGGACGTGGAAGGGGGCGAAGTCGAAGCAATGATGGGCGCTCGTGAAACGCTGCTCCGCCACCGCCCCATCGTTCTTTTTGAGGACAAGGGCTTCTGGAGGCGCTACGGGTACAAGCGTTGCGTACCGCAGGAGTTCTTGAGTTCCATCGGTGCACATCATCTGGAGAGGGCGGCAATGGATGAGATTTGGGGGTGGCTTTGAAACTTCTTGTGACGGGGCGCCCTACCAAGGGCAGTTGGCCCATTCGGGGCGTGCAGTTGGGTGGTGCGATTGGGGCGCACGTTGAAGAGAACGTCAACAAGGTGAACGGGTTCGATGCTGCGATCATCGTAAAGCGTCCTCGGCGTGATTTGTTGGAGCGCTTGCGCCAGTGGGGTGTTCCGGTGATCTGGGACATCGTTGATTCCTGGCCGCAGCCTGCCGGCAATGAGTGGACGCATGAGCAATGTGTCGCGTGGTTGCGAAACGAATTCGAGACGGTGCAACCCAAGGCCATCGTCGCAGCCACCGAACAGATGGCAGAGGATTGCAAAGACTTCGGGGTGCCGGTGCTGGCCTTGCCTCATCATCATCGTCCCGGCATCAAGCGCAACCCCATTCGAGAACGCGTGCGGACGGTGGGGTATGAGGGCGGTGAGCAATACCTGGGGTGGTGGGCGCCCGCGCTCACAAAGGCTTGCGCAAGCAGGGGGTGGACGTTTGTCGTCAACCCTGAGCATCTCGCGGACGTGGACATCGCGGTCGCCGTGCGGCATCAACAAGGCTACGCGGCGCATTCTTGGAAGAGCAATGTGAAGCTGGCGAACGCGCAGGGTAGTGGGACGCCTTGCGTAGCGAACCGTGAATGTGGTTACTTTGAAACACGGTGTGGCGGGGAGCGCTGGGCGACGGACGAGAACGGGATGCAGCAAGCCTTGGACTACCTCACCCCTTGCGATGCGCGTCAACTTGTGCAGCGCACCTTTCTTGCTCATACGCTTCCGCTGGATGTGATCGCTGAGAGGTACTTGAAATGGCTCCGAGCGTTGAGTTTCTGAGGGACCAAAAGCGCGGTTCGATTACGGGGTCCAATTGGTTTCCCGTCTGCGTGGCAGGGGCGATATCAGCGGGGTTTATTGTACGGGAGAGTACGCACTACGAAGGCGAGAGTGACTGGCTTTGCGTGTTCGGCGTTGGTGATCCAGAGTACAGCAAAGCACGTTCGCGGCACATGGCGAAGGGTGGCAGGGTGATTTGTTGGGACATTGGCTACATGGGGCAGCGGGTGTTCCACAAAGAATTTCCAGCGCAGACCTACTCAAGGGTGAGCGTCGACCACGATCACCCCTTACCAGAGTTCTTGGATCGAACCCCGCCCGACCCGAGCAGATGGCAGCGGCTTGGGAAGGGACTTTCGGAGTGTAGTGATCCTGCGGGGCCGGTGCTGGTCATTGGGATGGGGAACAAATCTCGGATGCACTTGGGTGATCACTCTTGGGAACAGAACGCTCTGCAATTGGCGAAGGCGCAGTTCCCAGATCGAAGAGTGTTCTATCGAACCAAGCCCAAGGGGAAGGTTAAAGATACGGTGAAGTGGCCGTACCAGTCTTTTGAGACCACTATCGAGGAGGCGTTGCTGGGGAAGAGCTTGGTGATTTGCAAGCACAGCAACGTGGCGATAGATGCGTGCCTCGCAGGCGTGCCCGTGCAGTGTGAAGATGGGGCGGCGTACCGGCTCTACCGAAATGGCAGCACACCTACCGTGGAGCAACGGTTAGACTTCTTGTATCGACTTTGTTGGTGGCAGTGGCGATTTCTTGAGATGGACAAGGCGTGGAAGTTTCTGTTTTCGACAGTGGCTCAAGTAGATTCGCTTTCTGTGGAGGTAGCGTGACGAATAGAAACGAGATCAGGCTCAACGTGGGGTGTGGGCGCCATGTCTTGGATGGGTGGACAAATGTGGATGTGGTCCCCAGTCCTCTCGCCAAACGTGCCCCCGACATTCTGGCACCGGCTTGGTCGATCCCCTTGCCCGATGAATGCGTTGTCGAGTTGATGGGGATTCACATCTTTGAGCACTTCTATCGTTGGGAGTGTGACAAGGTGCTTGCGGAGTGGCGACGCTTGATGTCTCCACGAGCGGTGCTGGTGCTTGAGATGCCTGACTTGTTCAAGTTCTGTCGGAACATCCTTGAGGGGATTGGTGGCAAGCATCCAGATCAACTTGGAATGTGGGGGCTCTACGGAGACCCCAGGGACGGTGACCCCTACATGGCCCACCACTGGGGGTGGACCTTTGCAACGCTTGCTCCCTTCCTGGAGGCAAACGGTTTTGTAGATTGCATGGAAGCCGAAACGAAGTGGCACAGCAGCGGGAAGAATCACAGGGACTTTCGAATCACAGCAAGGAGAACTGGAAAATGATTGATGCAGGAGTGAGGGGGCACGCCCCATCGGTTTTGATTGAGCCCATTCGACGGAATCGTCTGACGGTGGCGCAGTTGATCGCGATGTTGCAGCGCCATCCACAAGACGCGGCGGTGTTCTTTTCAGGTGACGCGGAATCATCGATCTGCGAAGCCACGTATGAGGCGCCAAGCCACTCCGTTGTTTTGACAGGTCGGAGATGAGTGTGAACGCACCCGACTTGAAAGAAAACCCGGAAGCTGCACGCTACCGTGAGGTCTGGAAGCACGCCAAGTACCGTGACATCGCCCCAGGTGAAACTGCGGCGATGACTTTTCTTTCTCAAGCCAAGCCACCTCCCGATGCGGAGTGCATTGACTTTGGATGTGGCACGGGGCGTGGGGCGTTAATGCTTGCGCTGATGGGGCGGCTGAAGGTGACGATGCTCGACTTCGCCGACAACTGTCTGGACGAAGACATTGCGAACGCGTGCAAGACACAGCCCGACAGAATCAAGTTCTGCGTCGCGGACTTGACGAGGCACATACCGACCACCGCCCCGTTCGGTTTTTGCACAGACGTGATGGAGCACATTCCAACAGACGACGTGCCCACGGTGCTCAGCAACATCCTTGGCACCGCGCAGCACGTCTTCTTCGCGATCTGCACGGCCCCTGACTACCATGGGCCTGAGCTTCTCGGGGAAGGGGAACACCTGCACCTCACCGTGAAGCCGATGGACTGGTGGCAGGCAGAGTTGAACAAGGCGGGTGCCATCATTCACTGGGGCACCCGTGACGATGAGTTGATGATGTGCTACTTCTACGTCAGTGGCTGGAAGGATGCCCGCGACGTGTTGCCTGATGGGGTGTTGAACACATCGCTTGAGACTGTGAATGCACAGACGGCGGAAAACATCAAGGCTGGCTGGAAGCATGCACAGCCCTACGACCGGCAGAATCGGGAGGTGGTGATACTGGCGGGGGGTCCGTCCCTGGCGGAAAACATCGACGAGATTCGCAGACTGCGGGACGTTGAGGGCGCGGCGATTGTCACCACCAACGGGGCCTACGAGTGGGCACTGGAACAAGGGCTCAAGGTGAGCATGCAGATCGTGGTCGATGCGCGCGAGTTCAACGCCCGCTTCACGAGGCGGGTGGTCGATGATTGTCTCTACCTGATCGCGTCACAGGTACATCCGAAGACGCTGGAAGGACTGCCCCACGAGCGCACGTTTTTGTGGCACAGCGGAATCTCTGACGACAACGAAAAGTTGGTGATCGAGAAGAGTGGTCACTTCTTCCCTATCCCCGGAGGAAGCACCGTCATCCTGCGTGCCATCCCCTTGCTGCGGATGTTGGGCTTTTGGCGTCAACACCTTTTCGGGTTTGATTCTTGCGTGAAGCGTATTGGGAGCGCTCATCATTCCTACGTGCAAGCGGAGAACGACGGTGAGCACATCTTCGCGGTGGGTTGCGGGGGGAAGCAATTCTTCTGCGCTCCCTGGATGGTTCAGCAAGCCAGCGAGTTCCGAGGGCTGGTCAAAAGTCTTGCCGACATCGTTGAACTCAACGTCGTGGGGGATGGTCTCATCGCCCACATGATCCAGACAGGCGCCGATTTGCAGGAACTTTCTTCAGAACCTGTCCCTACCTAAAGACGCAGTCCGGCGTGGCGCTCGGCGTCTTTCAGTTCCTCTTGCATGATGACGATTAGGTTGGTGCTGGGAAACAACTTGGCGAAGAGAGAAAGCTTCTTCTCACTGTTTGGGCCGAGCCACCCCTTGACCTCGCAGTAAGTATCGAAGTCCCGCAAGTAGAAATCAGGGACATAGGTGCAAGTGCCTAGATCGAAGCGGTCGGGCTCATAGTTCCAGCGAATTCCTAGAGCGTCGAGCGCCTTAGCGAATCGGGGCTCATAAGAGCCACGAAAGAGGGCTCCGTTATACAGGACCCGTTTACCGTGGGCGGGGGTCTTGCCCCACTGATGATTTTCTGGGCCTGTATATTTACCTTTGCGGGAGGCGCTTATCCGAAGGCGCATTTCAGGGGTCATCGCTTTGGTCGCTATCTCTCGGAATTTCTCACACACTTCCGGTGATCGTTTCTTGCCGGTTGTCTTCGCTACGATCTTCGCTGTCCATTCGAGTGTGCGTTTTCTTCCTGTGTTAGCTTTTACAAGAGCAGCGCGCGTTTGTTCTGGCATGGGTCCTCTGTCTTTTCCTAGCCAGTAGCGGGTAGGGTTCTTGAGCTTGACTTGCCGCATCTTTTCCTTGGTCTCTGTGGAATGCTTGAAACCGAGCATTCGGAGGGACATGGCTAGCCGTTCGTCGTCGGAAATTTTGCGTGGGGGTCTACCCACATTTCCAGCGCGCATCGCGGCACGGGCTTCAGGAGAGCGCGGGACCCCTAGCTTGGCGGTGCGTATCTTTTCTCTATGCTCTGCTGAAATCGTGTAGCCTTCCAACTGTTTGCGCGCCCACGTTGCTTTCATCTTGGCGCGTGTTTCTGCTGAGGCTTTTGTTCCGGTCAGCGTCGCTGCAATTTTTGCTTTCGTCTCTTCCGACGTTGGGGGATGTGCTCGCCCCTTTTGCTGAGCGCTGATCAACGCTTTTGTTTTCTTGTTGTGTTTCTTGCCTAGACGTGAGAGGGCAAGCTTGCGTCTTGTTTCCTTTGTGTGCTTAGAACCTTTTTCCATTTCTGTTTCCTTCCCCCGGAGGCCGCTTTTAAGTGGCTGCATTGTAACTTAACCTACTAGGAGCCTTTTATGAGCGCCACTGCATTTTCTTTATACAACAGAGCTAAATATCGCATCGGCCACGGAGACATTGTCCTCGGCACCGCGGTGCTCAAGCTCAAGCTCCACACCTCAGCGTCGAACGCGTCCACGTTCACGCTTTCCACCTTCGCATCGATCAGCAATGGGATTGCCGCCACAGGCAACTACCCGGCGACTGGACGTTCCTTGTTGTCCCAAGTCTGGAACACGGGCGCGTCTGCGAAGAGCTACAAGCTCGACGCGGCTGACATTGTGCTCACAGCGTCGGCCTCCGCGCTCACCAATGTGAAGTTCGCGACCATCGGAATTTCCGCTGGCCTCGCGCTTTGCTGGTCGCGTCTCAGCACTGCGCAGTTCACGGTGACGGTGCCCAACACGCTGACGATCCAGTTCAACACATTAGGAATTTTGACCCTAGCTTGATCGAACTGGATCGTTAGGGGCCACCCGATGCCGATCACCCATATCGGGACCAGCAGCGCGGCGGCGAAGACCGTCTCGCACACGCTGAACTCTGGAGTCGGAAACAACCGACTCGTCATCATCGCGTGCGTCTC